ACAATATCCGGAACACAAGTAAGATATAAATATACTCCATTAGTCGTTGGATCATTTTGTTTATTTTTTACAGCAACTTTTAATTCCGGCGCGGATAAACGTACAGGAGTTATTGAATTTGTGGTATTAAAGAAAGAGGCCCATTAATGAATGAAAGATCATTAGAGAATTTAAGAATACCCAAAGTAAAAAAAGAAGGGCATGGATATCGGTATTCACTACCGCAAAATAAGATTGATGAATTATTTGGTTTGCTGGCCGCTGATGGCATGACGTTAAAGAAAGCCGCGAAGTCATGCGGGATCTGTTGGGAAACCGCAAAGAAGTATTTTAAGGAAGGCGATATAAAAAGAGGAATAAAACCATTGCAATGGCGCCTTACAGTATTTCAAGATAGAATACATGAGAAGTTCAATGTATTGGTTGAAGAGCGCAGAATGGAATTGTTAAAAACCGTAAGAGATTCATTATCGGTTATAAAAAATAATATTAATCCCAAGCCATGTAAAGCATGCAGTGAGACAGGATTTCAACAAGATAACACTGGAATAAAACAAATTTGCCCGGTATGTAAAGGAGAATGTAAAATAATCAGCAATATCATGTTAAAATCTTCTTTAAGGGATCTGGAAAGATTGACCAGGTTGGAAGTATTTTTATTAGGTGGTGTAACACAGAAAGAACACGAAAGAAAATTCATGTCAGCAGAGGAGATGTCCGGTGGAGATACTGGAGAAGGCGAAAAGAATTGATTGGCGTAAAGAGATAGAAAAACGTGATTCTGTTGATGCTAAAGAATGGCAGATGAAACAGTATTGGCGTTGCGTTGAAGATAAACCATATTGGTTCTATAATTATGTTTATACAATAGATACGCGGTTAACTCCATCTATTATTCCATTCATATTATTCCCTAGGCAAATTGAGTTAGTCAATCAATTAGATAAGTATGAGGATTTATTTGTTGATAAACCTCATGATCTTGGGATATCATGGACTACAATGGGTTGGGAACTGCATCAGGGCTTATATACTAAAGGTTTTACCGCATTAAATATTTCTAGGAAAGAATCAGAAGTTCAAGATACCGGGAATACTTTTCATGCATTGCATGGCCGATTATTGTTTATGTATCAGCGTTTACCGCCATTCTTAAAGCCACGGATCCATAATCCGCATTTAATTTTCCAAGTGCCATCTATGAATTCAGTAATTAAAGGAGAATCAGCAAATCCTCATGCGGGCAGAGATACACAGTACCGGTTTATATTCATTGATGAGGCAGCGTTTATTGAATGTTTAGATGAAATGTGGAAAGGCGTACGCAATGCAACCAATACTATTTTTATTAATTCTACTCCACCTACTGAAAGCGTAAACAATAAGTTTGCTGAAATAAAAGAATTGCCTAATTCCGGTTTTAAAAAAATGACTTTTAACTGGAAAGATAATCCACAGCACGATGACGCTTGGTTTGCTAAAAAGACAGCAGCTATGACAGAACAGGAGATAGCCCAAGAAGTATTAGTAGGTTATGATAAAGCCAGGACTAATAGATCATATCCTGAATATGATGATGGCATTCATTTGTTAGGGCATAAAGTTTATTTGAATCCCAAATCAAAATTATATTGCTTTATGGATTTTGGGCTGGAGGGTGAAGTATTTGCATTTGCACAGAAGGATTACGAAGATAGATTATTTATGCTTTATTATAAAATATTCTTTAATAAACTGACTCCTGAATTATATCAAGAATTCCAAAAATGCTTAGATGCGCTTAAATATACCGGAGAAATAAAAGAAATTTGTTTTATTGGTGATAAATCAGGAAATAAAAGAAACCGGGTAACAGCCACATCGGTTATTGAAGATTATAAGAAAATTTCTAAAGGCGAGATATTAATACACACAAGGGAACTGAGTAATGATGAAAAAATGAAATGCACTAAAATGTGCTTAAAAAGATTTATCAATGGTAGGCCGCAATTTAATATTTCAAATGAACCTACTTGTTTAGAATTGGCTAAGTGTTTTAAAAGCGTATCATTAAATAAAACAGGCATGGATCATATAGATAATAAATTTACGCATGCCGTTAATGCTGTTGAATATGGTATTAATTATTTGTTTCCCAAAACAAAAGCCGAAGCCGTAATTATGGGGATAGATCCAGGTCAAGAAATAATTGGTTTTGATGGAAAAATAGAGAGGATTATTGATTCTAATATAACAAAAGGCGTCTCAGCTTATGCTATCATTGGTAATAGACGCATAGAGAGAAGGAGTATATTATGAAAAAGATAAAAAGTTCTTCAAAAGAAATTTCAGTTCAACCTAGTTCTGAAAAGATAGGAAGTTTTACTGAAAAAGCAAAGAGATCGATTGAAATCGCACAAAGAATAGCAGAAGCATATCCAATGGTAGGCGGTACAAGCAGTGAAGATTCAATGTGGCGTTCATTGACTTCTACAAGTGATCGTGATCTGAATCAATTAACGCAGCGCAGAATGCAGGACATTGCATTCTACCTATATGATTCAAATCCTATGGCTAAACGCATTGTCGAGATTGTACGTGATTTTGTAGTAGGTGATGGATTTACTTTTTCTGCTGAGGATCCGGAAGTCAAAAAAGTAATTGAGGATTTTTGGAATGATCCAGATAATAATTTGGATTCTGAAATTGATGTTAATGTATTGGAAGAATCGATTTTTGGAGAAATATGCCTGCCTGTTTGGGTAAATCCAGTTAATGGCCATGTTAAATTAGGGTATATTGATCCAAAATTAATACTTAAAGTTAATAAAGATCAAAATAATCCTAAAATAACTAAATCAGTAATATGGAAAAAACCTCATGGAGAAATTGAAAGAGAATTAGAAGTTATTAATATTGATAAAAAAATATCTTCTAAATCTTATACAATGTTAACCGGAGAGTGTTTCTATTTTACAGTTAATAAAGTAAGTTCAGCTTCTAGAGGCCGATCTGATTTATTATGTTTGGCTGATTGGCTTGATGGATACGATCAGTTCCTTTTTGCCAGGCTTGAAAGAGCGTTTTTACTTAATAATTTTATTTGGGATATTGAATGTGATGGAATGGGAAAATCAGAAATGGAAGAATTTGTTAAAAATCTTCAAATCCCCCGCGCTGGGTCAATAAGAGCTCATAATGAAAAAATAAAATGGAATGCAGTATCTCCTAAATTAGAATCAAATGATGCTTCTGGAGAAGCCCGGTTATTTAAAAATCAGATTTTAGGCGGTGCTGGATATCCAGAACATTGGTTTGCTGAAGGATCTAATACCACAAGAGCAACTGCTCTAGAAATGGGTTTGCCTACATTAAAGAAATTAAAATCAAGACAGAGAAAAACTAAGTTTGAGTTAATGCATATAATTAATTTTGTAATTGATCAAGCTATATTGCATAAAACATTAAAGAAAGATGTTAATAGGAATTTCAAAATTATACCTTCTCCTATTGTGTCTAGGGATAATAAAGGCACAGCCGAAGCCGTAAATGGATTGATTGACGGTTTAATTAAGGCTAAAGATAACAATTGGATTACAGATAAAAAAGCAAAAGTAGTTTTAAATGCAGTAGTATCGCAAATCGGCGTTGATATGGAAAATGATGAACAGGAACCTAGCGAACAAGAAGTAACTGAACAATAAGGAGGATTAAATGAAAAATAAAGGATTTTTAATTGGGTTGTTAGAAAGTTTCTCATTAGACAAAATGGATATCATGCCAACTGATAGGATCATGGAAGGTGTTAAGCCTGCTTTTGGGTCTCCTGGTGGAAAGTTTTTCGTAGCTGGTAAATTGGTTGCACTATTCCCTGAGCATAAGCGTTATGTCGAAGCGTTTATCGGTGGCGGTAGTATTTTATTTAGGAAGAAAAAAGGTGAAGAAGAGTTTATTAATGATAAAGATTCTGAGATAACTGATTGCTATCGTTTCATGCAGAATATTACGGATCAGCAAATTGAAGCATTGAATAAATGCGATTGGAAAACATCTGAGGCCACATTCAATAAGTTATTGAATGAATATAAAGAAAGCCCTACGAATAAAGATCCGGTATATCAATTCTACCGATACACCTATATTAAAGCCGCTTCAGATGCCGGTGAAATGCGGTCTTATGACGGCCGGGCTGAAGGCGAAGTAATGAAATTAACTACTCGATTGGCTAAGATAAAAGAAAGGCTGGCTGGTGTTACCATTGAGAATATGGATTATAAGGATTTTGTTAATAAATATTCTAATGAATCCAGTTTTACTTTTCTTGATCCTCCATACCCTAGTGCAAGAATGAATTGGAAATGGTGTCCAACGCAAGAAGAATTCGAAGCATTCACTAAACAGGTCCCGGGGAAGTGGATGGTTACGTATGAAGTTTGCGATGGATGGAAAGAAGCAAAGTATAACAGAAAGATACTTTCGCAATATAATCTTGCTGCGCCATCTTCTGGCCACATGACAAGGAAATCTGAATTGGTGGTATCGAATTACCCTCTTGAACAAAATTCAAATTACTTGGAATCGGAGAATGATGTTGAATTGATGCAGGAAGCGCTTGAATTTTTTAGCGTTGAAGATTTATCAAGAATATTCGAAAGTGCTTATGATTTAAAATTAGAATTAAATCAAATACTTAAATTATATACCGCTAAACGCCGCG